GAGTTTCTCCTCATCGATTAGATACTCCTCGTACTACGATATCAGGAAATATAAGTGTCGGTCAGATCGAGAAAACCCTATATTCAGTGAACAGCATTGCAAAGAAAGGTCTATAGACAATCACTAAATATTATGGTATAATATGAATGTGAACACTACATTTTATGGCTAAAGGATTTAAAGTAATACCCAAAGAAACACCGAAGAAGGAAGAATGGGATTACGAGCGAATTAAACAAAGAGTGAAAGGTAAGCAAATCGTTTTCTGTCTTCCAGGCAGAGGTTGTTCTTATATCTTTCTGAAGAATTTTGTACAGTTATGTTTTGACCTAGTACAGAATGGCAATGGAATACAGATATCTCAAGATTATTCCTCAATGGTAAACTTTGCACGTTGCAAGTGTTTAGGTGCAAATGTATTGAGAGGCCCCAAACAGATTCCTTGGGATGGTAAACTGAAGTATGATTATCAGTTATGGATTGATAGTGATATAGTTTTCGACACCAATAAGTTTTGGCAGTTGATTGATCTTGCAACAAAGGATGCAGAGGTCACTCAGGAAGTCAAGGATAAGGATGGTAAACTTGTCAGTACACAGTTAGGTATTGATGATAGTAAGGTCAAAGAGATTGTTGCTGGTTGGTATGCAACAGAGGACGGTCACACCACTTCCGTTGCACATTGGTTAAGTGAAGAAGACTTTGCAAAGAATGGCGGAGTCATGAATCATGAGACTGTCGAGTCGATCACGAAAAAGAGAAAACCTTTTACTGTCGATTATACAGGATTTGGTTGGACTCTCATCAAACATGGTGTTTTTGAAAGATTAGAATATCCTTGGTTTGCTCCCAAGATGCAAGTGTTCGATAGTGGGAATGTACAGGATATGTGCGGAGAAGATGTATCGTTCTGTTTAGATGCAAAGAAGAAAGGTTATGAGATATGGTGTGATCCTCGTATACGTGTAGGACATGAAAAAACCAGAGTCATATGATGTAAGAGTCAAAGGACGACTCGTTCTTTCCAACGGAAGTATGGAAGATGCAATGGAAATCATTCAAGACCTCTCTGAGGCTTATTATAATACAGGTCAACCAGACCCAAGTACAATTACAATGGAGTTAAACAATGGCGAAAATGAAGCAATCACTGATGGGGAGTGGGTTCGTAGAGACAACACCTAAAAAAACTCGGCAAGGACTCGGAAAACACTCGAAGTTCAGCGCAACTTCTCGAAATAAAGCACGAAAACGTTATCGAGGCCAAGGGAGATGACAAAGACGGCGCCATATCAAGCTCTTCCAAAGGGACTTTATGTAATGAATAGTCCTATAGCTGGTCAAGGTATCTTTACGATGCATGAAATATCATCGGGTACTGAGCTTGGTATGTCGCATATTGTTGTAGATGAAGAAATATATCGCACTCCACTTGGTGGATTCATAAATCACAGTGAGAATCCAAACTGTGAGAAGTATTTGATAGGTAATAAGTACTATATTCGCACAATTAAAGACATAAATCCGATTGAAGAGCTTGTCTTGAAATACACATTTTATAAAGTAGTATAAATATATTGAGTAAATTGCATCAAGAAGTAGATGCCAGTCATAAGACAACGACAATCTAGACGTTTTAAGGATATTTCTCTATCTTTTAAGAGACATCCTGTAACAAATGATATACTTGCACTTACAAATGAGGATGCAATTAAAAGATCAGTTCGTAATTTAGTTGAAACAGTGAATGAAGAAAGGTTTTTTAACCCTTTAATTGGTTCTCATGTTAGAGAAAGTCTATTTGAACTACCAGATAATCAAGTAAGAGCTACTTTAAAGTCACAGATTGAAAATTCCATACTAAATTTTGAACCAAGAGTTGATTTAACAGACGTAATTGTAAATCATCCGAATGATACGAACGATTTAGAGGTTACAATAAGTTATGATATCGTCGGCCAAGAGTCAATTCCCCAAGAAATAACATTTATCCTTCAACCAACTAGAGTATAATGGCATTTACACAATATACAAATCTCGATTTTGAAGAAATTAAAGTTTCTTTGCGTGAATATCTGCGTGCCAACTCTAATTTTACTGATTTTGACTTTGAAGGATCCAATTTATCCATATTAATTGACACTTTAGCATACAATACCTACGTTACAGCCTATAATACTAACATGGTTGCTAACGAATCATTCATTGATAGTGCAACTTTACGTGAAAATGTCGTAGCTTTAGCACGAAATGTAGGTTATGTACCCTCTTCAAGACGAGCTGCAACTGCAAATGTCAGTTTTACAGTGGATTTAGGGTCTGGAACATCAAAATCTAGCGTAACTTTGAAGGCTGGACTTGTTGCATTAGGTGATTTTGCGAATACAAACTATACTTTTTGTGTTTCAGAGGATATTACATCACCTGTAAGTGATGGATTTGCAGAATTTACCATAGATATCAAACAAGGAACGTTTGTAACCAACGAATTTGTCGTAGATACGTCTCAACCTAACCAAAAATTCATAATTCCTAACCCATATGTTGATACATCAACATTAAAAGTGCAAGTTAGAGACACTTTAACGTCATCTTCAAGAAAAACTTACTCACAAATTGATAATATTGTCGGAATCAGCACTCATTCTGAGACATTTTTGATACAAGAGATACAAGATGAGAAATATGAGCTACTTTTTGGTGATGGAGTGCTTGGAAAACGACTTAGTAACGGAAATGTTATCAATTCCACATATATTGTAACCAGTGGAGCGGGTGGAAATGGAGTTTCTAACTTTTCTTTCTCTGGAAAACTCGTAGATAACGATGGAGGAGTAATTATAAGTGGAATTTCTGATGTAATTACAAATGAAAGGTCTTCAAATGGTGCCGAAGTCGAAAGTATTGACACAATTCGCAATTTATCGACCAGAGTTTACTCGGCACAACACCGAGCAGTCACAGCTAACGATTATGAAGCAATAATTCCGACAATTTTCCCAAATGCAGAGAGTGTAACCGCTTATGGGGGTGAAGATGCAAGTCCACCTCAGTTTGGAAAGGTATTTTTATCAATAAAACCTAAAAATGGTCGATTTATCTCGGATTTTGACAAAAGACAACTTTTGGACAAGTTAAAAAGTTACTCTGTAGCTGGAATTCGTCAAGAATTCATAGATTTGAAATATTTGTATGTTGAAATTGACACAAACGTATATTATAACACAAATGCAGTTGCAAACGTGAATAATTTAAAAACTACGATCAGAAATTCACTTGAAACCTATGCAAGTTCATCAGATTTGAATTCTTTTGGTAGTAGATTTAAATATAGTAAAATTTTAAAAATCGTTGATGATAGTAGTTCTGCAGTAACTTCAAATATCACAAAAGTTATTATTAGACGTAATTTAGACGTTGATACAGCTAATTTTGCTCAATATGAATTGTGTTATGGTAATAAATTTCATAATCGCAACAAAGGCTATAATATAAAATCCACAGGATTTAGAGTAGATGGAATTCGTGGTGTTTGTTACTTTACAGACACCTACGTTGATGAAAAAACTGGTAGATTGATTATTTTCAGATTAAGTAACACAGGAGCTGTTGAAATAGTTAATAATAATGCTGGAACAGTGAAATATGATATTGGTGAAATTCTTATAGATACAATACGTATACTTTCAACTATTAAATCAGATAACGTTGTTGAAATCGAAGCAATTCCAGATTCAAATGATATTATTGGATTGAAAGATCTTTATTTACAATTATCTATAGCAGATAGTAAAATAAGTGTAGTAGAAGATATCATATCCACTGGTGCAGATACATCTGGTGCTAACTATGTTTCTACATCCAGTTTTACAAATGGTTCTAAGGTTCGTGGTGATATTGTAACTGAATCAGGTTCAACATCTAGTCTTGTTGGATATGTAAATGGTCAAGCTTACTACGGAGCATATCATACAATGAGTGATGGTTCAAGAATGACAGGTAGCACTCATTCATCTGATAGTCAAGCTATAACAAGCACTCCAGGCACTACATCTTCGTCATCAACCACTACAGGTTCATCATATTCATCTCGTTCGTCATCATCTTCTTCTAGTTACTAAACTAATCAATAATGGGTATAGACACCGCAGCTAAAAAGATTCAGATCAATAAACTTGTCAGAAGTCAAGTTCCATCTTTCGTAGCCGAAGATAATCCTCTGTTCGTTGATTTCTTAAAACAATATTATATAAGTGAAGAAAATAAAGGTAAGTCAATTGATATAATTACTAACTTTAATGATTATCAGAAGGCAGACACGTACTCAGAGAACTATAATTTAATCGGATTTACGACATGTACAAGTCTTGTAAATTCATATGATGCAACCATTAATGTAAGCTCCACTGATGGATGGCCATCTGACTATGGATTACTTAAAATTGATGATGAAATCATTACATATACTGGTATTACATCTACATCTTTTATTGGATGTGTCAGAGGATTTTGTGGTGTTGATAAT